CTCCACTGAGCAGTAGCTCCACTGAGCAGTAGCTCCACTGAGCAGTAGCTCCACTGAGCAGTAGCTCCACTGAGCAGTAGCTCCACTAAGCAGGTACTTCATTGATAGACCCTAAAATAATATTTTGGATTTCTAGTATTGTAGTTCTTGCTGGACTAATGATTATTGCCACTATACTGAGTGACTGATGATTAAAGCTTTAGAACTAAGGAAAGATCTTATTATTATCCGAGCGACTAATAAGTTGTGGTTAGGTGATGTTGAGACTTCAGCGCATTCTGGTGAACTTGATCCCATCCAGGCGGGATTAGCGGTTCGTCAGGCTAAGGTAATGAAAGAATTGATTACGATTCTTGAAGAACGGATAAGCCATTTAGAGTTATGTTAGATGAAATAGAGATTCTGGAAGAGCTTCTTTTTAGGGAGGAAGCCAAAGAGGATCTAGGTAAGTTCTGTACTCGTATCTCTGATATACAACCTGCGAGGCATCACCGCCTCCTATGCGATAAGCTGGAGGACGTTGCCTATGGCCGTCTTAAACGACTTATGGTATTCATGCCTCCCGGTCACGCTAAGTCTACTTATTCATCTGTCCACTTTCCCGCTTTTTATCTTGGCGTAAATCCAGATAAGTGTATTATTGGAGCATCACATACACAGGACCTGGCTGACAGGTTCTCCCGTAAAACTCGTAATATTGTTGGATGCAAGGAGTTCTATGAGTTATATGGTTTTGGGGTCGCTAATGACTCCCGTGCGATGGGCGCTTGGGAAACTGAGAAAGGCGGTGAATACAAAGCAACCGGTGTTGGATCAGGTATTGCGGGACGCCGTTCTGATGTGGGCCTTATTGATGATCCTATTCGCTCCCGTGAGGATGCTGAGTCAGAGTTGGTTAGGGAGAGAATCTGGGAATGGTATCTTGCTGACTTCTCAACCCGTCTTAAGCCAGGAGGTTCCATCATCATTATCCAAACCCGATGGCACGAAGACGATCTCGCAGGAAGAATCTTACCCACCGATTATCATGGGCAATCTGGCCCTGTCGAATGCCTTAATGGAGAAATTTGGGAAGTTGTCAATTTCCCTGCCATATGCGAACAAGAGGACGATGCACTCGGTAGACAGATAGGAGATGCGCTTTGGCCTGAATACTATGATCTGCAAATGCTACAGGACACCAAGCGAATGCAGACCCCTAGAAACTGGGCCTCCCTTTATCAACAAAGACCAAGATCAGAAGAATCCAATCAGTTTGACCTCGCTAAGTTACTTAATGACGGTCAGCCTCTGCCTTTCCCAAAATGGTGCGATTCTGTTTATGCAGTAATCGATACCGCTTCTAAGGACGGTAACAAACATGATGCTACTGCTTGTACATATTTTGCTTATAATCGTTTTGACCCTAACCCTATTCTCATACTTGACTGGGAACTTGTTCAAATCGAAGGAGCCTTGCTCGAAGAATGGCTACCCTCTGTTATCGCAAAACTCGAAAACTATTCCAGTATCTGTGGTGCGAGACTTGGTTCTCAGGGAGCGTTTATCGAAGATAAGTCCTCTGGAACAATCCTTATACAGCAGGCCATCAGGCGTGGACTCCCTGCTAGAGCGATTGATTCGCCATTAACCAAGGTCGGTAAAACAGAAAGGGCTGTATCTGTCTCAGGTTATGTGTATAGTGGCAAGGTAAAATTGACAGAAAATGCGTACAATAAGCGAGAAGTATATAAAGGTCGAGAAAGAAATCATTTAGTCTTCCAGGTGGTCAACTTTAGGGCCGGTATGGATAATAAGACTGATGATTTGATTGATACCTTTACTTATGGTATTGCACTTGCTCTGGGTAATCACGAGGCATATTGATGAGCAGCATAGAATTAATTAGTAGCGGAGTAGAGGAAAACACCCCTCTCTATAATATTCTGATGACCAAGACCCTCGTTCCGGGTCAGACGCCATCCTATGAGATATGCAAAGACCTATATCTCTATCATCCCCTCGGTAAAAAGATTATCGATGCGCCTATCTCTAGAGCAATGAATAAACGCCGTGAGATCGTGGTACTGGAGCAACCTGACTTTGTTGTCAGAAGATTTGATGAGAAATGGGATGAACTTCAAGCTGATTATTATATTGCTGATTGCTATCGCCTTTCTCGCATCTATGGGATTTCTTCTCTGGCTATTGTTCCCGAAAACGGAGATACGTCCTCACCGCTCAAGCCAAAAGAGCTATGGAAGGATAAGATCAGATTTAACTCGTTAGACCCTCTTAATACTGCTGGCTCTATGGTTGGCGTACTGGACCCTAACCAACCTGACTTCTTAAAGTACAGTTCTATTGCCGTACAGGGCAAACAGTATTCACCAGGACGCGCACATATCCAGCTATACGAAAACCCCGTATACCTTTCCTTTACTAACTCTGCATTCGGTTATGTAGGTCGATCAGCCTTTAATCGCTGTCTTTATCCTATGCAATCTTACTTGCAGTCCATGATAGCCGATAACCTAGTTATGGTTAAGTCTGGCGTACTGATAGCCAAGGTAGATCAGCCTGGTTCTATCATCGACAAGCTACAGACGGCTGCCCAGTCCATCCGACTCTCTATATTGAAAGGCGCTAGAACAGGTAACACAGTGGCAATTAAGCCAACTGAGGCCATTGAATCTCTTGACTTACATTACCTTGATTACCAGAAACAACGACTGAACATTCTGGAAACAATCGCCTTGTCTCTTGACATGCCTGCACAGTTTTTGACTTCTGATGCTTTGTCTCAGGGCTTTGGTGAAGGCACTGAAGACGCTAAACTAATTACGAGCTACATTGACCGTGTACGCCTAGACATGAAGAACCTATATGACTTCATGGATATGGTGGTCATGCATTCCGCTTGGAACCCCGCTTACTTTGAAAGCGTTCGCTCACAGCTAAAAGATCCTTTAATGTCTTATGAGGAATTCTTTAACTCATGCAGGCGCTCGTTTAGATCACGTTGGCCTGACGCTTTGGAGCCTTCAAAGAAGGAGCGTATTGAGCAACAGAGAATCTCTTATGAATCTGTTTTACAGGTTTGGAACTCTTTGTCTAGGACAACTGAGGGCAATAACAAGGGTCATCTAATGCAATGGGTTGTTGATAACCTCAATGAAATGAATGACCTATTCCCTAACAAACTAAAGATTGATTCTAGCGAAATAGCTTTAAGATCGGCTTTAGGATTAGACCAAGATGCCGGTGGCCCTAATGCAGCAGGCGCTACTCAGGCCACTAGATCTGAAGTTGTTCAGGAGCAAAAGCCTCCTAAAATCAACAACAAACGCGACAAGTAATGGGTTACAATACTAACCTAATACTCCTTGACTATACCCATCATATGGTATATCAAGGCATATATATTCACATAGGATGTGGTTATGCCGTTTAAATCGGAAGATCAACGTAAGGCAATGTATGCTGCAGCCAAAGGAAAATCTACTATAGGCATTCCTAAATCTGTGGGCGAAAAATTCATCGAACATAAAGATGATGCCGCGGGTATTCTTCACCACAAAAACGGAAAAATACTTCTCATCAAGAGAGCTACTGAAGCCACTAATCGCGCAGGCTATTGGGCGTTTCCTGGTGGACATATTGTCCCCGGAGAATCACCATATGCGGCTGCTGCTAGAGAAACGTGGGAAGAAGTAGGTCATCACACTATTTCAGCATTGCCCATAGGGCGCTTTGATTCTGACGGGATCAACTTTCATGCATTCCTATCAGACGATCAATTTACTCCTATATTGAATGAGGAGTCTACCGATTACGGGTGGTTCGACTTAAAACAGTTGCCCACGCCTTTGATCCCGGCCTGTCGCACGATCATTGCATCTGTGTTCCCAGACTGCGGAGAAATGACAGAATTGGATGTCATGCAAAAAATCAGGGATGGTTTACTCCCCAGCCCACAGAGATGTGGGAATTTGTGGCTATTTGCTTTGAGGGTGACAGGTACGGGACTTGCCGAGCGCCCCACTGGCGAGATTGCTCACAAGTCCCCTGCCGACTATCTGACTAATGAATTCTTATCTCGATGCAACGGGTTACCTGTTGTATGGGAACATCCTAAGAATAAACTCCTAGACTCTGAATCTTTCAGGAATCAGATTATAGGAACCTCTTCTCTCCCTTATGTGGATGGAGATGAAGTTTGGACCATTGCGCGTATCTACGATGGAGATGCAGCAAAGTTAATGCAAGAAAACCAACTATCAACTTCTCCTGCCGTTAGCGTAGGAGCATCTGCTGTTAAGCAGGGAGATGTGTTGATAGAAGGTAATCCAGTGTTCGTTGACCACATCGCTGTTTGCGCCGTTGGCGTGTGGGATAAAGGCACACCTGACGGCGTTCGTATAGACTCCATGAATGAGGTATCAATAATGGAAGAAGAAAATTTGGGAGTTGAGGCTCCATTGGAACATGAAGATCCAATTGAGAAACTCACGAAGATGATTGAAGCTCTGGCTGCTAAGATTGATGCGAAGCACGATGAGCCTCATAATAAACTTGATGCGGCCCATGATATGGGCGCTAATGACTGCGCTGACTCTGATGAAGCAGGCTTAGATAAGGAAGAAAAAGCTGAAGTCAAAGAAGAGGTCAAGGAAGAAATTGAAGAAGCTCACCACACCGTAGCTGACTCTGACTGCGAAGACAAAGAAGAGAAAGAGGAAGCAAAGGAAGAATCCAAAGAAGAGGATGAAGAAGTGAAAGATGATTCCGCCCGTGCAGATAGTCTAGAAGAAATGCGTCGTGAATTGGCCGAACTCCGTCGTCTAACGGCAGAGCGTTCAATTGATGAGCGTGAAACAATTGCAAAGGCTCAGTCTCGTGCCGACAGCGTAGCTATGGCTCTTGGTGAAACCGGTGGTGTTTCTCCTTTAGCTGGTGAGAGTGCATTCTCTTACCGTAAGCGTATTGCTGCTCGTTTCGCACAGTTCTCTGAGCGTTTCAAAGGAGTTGACGTAAGCAATATCAACGATGCAGCGTTATTTGCGCCAGTCGAAGATGCCATCTACGCTGACAGTATGGCTTATGCAAAGGCTCCGCCTATGGCAGAAGGTCAAGTTCAGTTGATTGAATCCCGTGATGATGCTGGTCGTATGGTTCGCACTCCAACTGCGAATAGCGATCCACGCGCTTGGATGGGTGTTTTCAGCAATGGGGCCAATTATGTTGGCTCAATTCGAGTATAAGGAGACTCACAAATGACTACTTTTAACCCCTACGCCGTCACGAATGTTCAAGATGGCTTTTCCGTTCAGTCGAACGGCTTCTGGCAGGGTGATTTGCAGGCTGATCCTGCTGGTCGCTTCCAGTTAGCTGCTGGCGTAATCAAATCTACTGAAACTGCTCCTATGTGGGGCGGTTTGCCAGTATTTGAAAACACCCCATCTGCTACGCCTGCTGCCGGTTACGCTGGCTCTGTAATTGGTCGCGCAACTGAGACTGCAAACTTTGCTGGTTTTTCAGTATTCAACGGCTCTTACAGTGTACCGGTTACCCCACAGTCACCAGTTCCACTAGGATCTGCTGGAAATTCCTTCAACTTCGTTCGTAAAGGCACTAACAACCGTGTTGTTGTTGCTTGCTCTAGCGCAGTTGTTGCATTGGCAGGAACCGCAAACCCACAGCAGTTCTCTTGGGATGCTACTTTGAATCAGCTCGTACCTTATGATGCTTTGGCAGGCATTAGCTTCGATGCAACCCTGATTCAGGTTGACACCAATAGCGCAACTGTTGTTTACGACTCAGGAACTGGGTTCGCAACGTGGAACACTGCGTCTAACGTAGCCGTCATTCAAATCTAAGGAGCTAAATCATGGCGAATATCACTAACGGCTTCGTGCAGTTACACCCTAACTACACCATGCCTGAAATCATTATGCAGTACCAGCAGCCATCAGGCGCGTTCAACGCACTTGCAGGCGGTACGATCTCTCCACGTATGGCATCAGGCGATCTTGCTGTTTACATCAAGAGACTTAACGTCAAGTCTGCATACATTGCTAACCAGAACGTAAGCAATCAGCTGCCTTCTTGCACGATTGATGCGCTTCAGATCAGCACCCCAACTTACTTGCTCCGCGCTCGTGCGATCTATGATCACCACGACATTGCTGCAGCAAACAACTACGGGTTCTCTCTACCAGAAGCACAGCGTCTTGCAATGCGTCAGGGTATCTTCACCGGTCTTCGTAACGGCCTTCTGTACGGTTTCAACCCACAGAATGTAGGCGAAGGTCTGTTGAACACCCCAGGTGCAACGACCCTGAACCTGCCACCAGACTCGAACACCCATGACACGGTTGTCACCTATGATAACGGTCAGATGGCTCAGTTCTTGTCTCAACAGGTTGTAGCTGCAAAGATTCGTATGAATCAGCTTGGCACGGCTGCTCGTGTTGTTATCGTTGCTCCACAGCGCGTAATTGGTCAGTGGCAGTACAGCATTGTACAGCTAACTTCTTATCAGCGTCCTGGCGCAGGTTCTGCTTCTACCGCACAGACGACTGAGTCTATAATCGGCTGGAGCGGTGATAGCGTTGAATGGGCTTACGATGACACGCTCATCGGTAAGGGTTCAGGCGGCGCAGACGCAGTTCTTCTGGTTATCCCAGAAGTTAAAGTCCCATATGTTGGCTCTGAGCCAAACACCAACGTATTTGCTACGTTGACTCCGGGCCTTTCTGCTACCACGCTGCAGCTGACGGATCTTGCTGCTCCTAAAGAAATCACTTCTCCTCTGCCAGATGGCGCACTCAGCACCATCTCAGAAATGAGAGCGACTCCTGGTTGGGCCGTAAGAAGTCAGGGTATCACCATTATTTCAATGGTATACAGCTAAGAGACTAAGTTAATGGGCGGTGGCATAATAGTCTCGCCCATTTTCTAAAAGAGGTAAACAATGGCAAATCTATTTATTGCGAACACTACTACTCAGGATCATGTTTTTAACTGGAGACTCCCAGAACAACACAAGATCTTTAGTCTGCCTATTCCTGCGGGAAGCCAAGCACATGTGTTGAGGGACGCAACTGACTTTAACTTTAGATATGTTGTAGAGCAGCATAAAGCGTATGGCTTGCTTTCAGTTTCAGAAGCTAAATCAGCCAATACGGCTGGTAGTAAAGTAAGTCTCGTTTACTCAGATAGCCCGCTACCGGCTGAGATTTATGGAATTACTGAAGAGGTTAACGAGGAAATCGTTTCCAACCAGATTCAACGTGAAAAGGAACTCACGGCTATCTCTATGATTAAATCAGTTGAGCAGAATCCTGATCTAAATGAAGGAATTAAGTCTGTTGAACTTGAAATAATCGAAGATGTTCCTAAAGAATCTACACGCAAAGGCAAGGACCGTGTAATTCAGAAGTTTAAGTCTGACATTAAGAGGTAGTTAGATGGAAGGGCCGTCATTATCTGGCTTCATAGCGTTTTTGCGTAATATTGTAGGTATTAATTCAACGATATTGCCAGATGACGCGCCCGTCATCGAATTCTCTTACAATATGGCGATCAACATTTGTACAGATTTGTTGGTCACCATACCCCAAATCCCAGGCGAGTTTTTATACATCACTGCTGTATACAATCTTGCTACCGATACATTACTGACATACGCGCAAGATCCTCCTGGGACTGCGCCTAAAGATCAGTTCTTTGCTCAAGTTCAGCAAAAGTATCAGCTACACGCCCTTGTTCCGGGCGTTGTGTCGTTTGCGGGCGATGAAGGCACTCAGACAACAATGGTTGTGCCTGATGCATTTAAGCACATGACCATAGCTAACTTACAAAACCTAAAGACCCCATACGGTAGGACATATTTAGGTATAGCGCAGGACTTTGGATCGCTCAGTTTGATGGGAATCTGCTGATGAAGATAACCATCACATCTAACAGTGATGCGTACCCAGCAGGACACCCAAACGAATTCAGAAAAGATGTCCAGAACTCGGATGATGTCGCTCTTCACATAGAGGCCAAGTACAAGCTATTTACCACCTTTGCCAAAAGGAATATGGCAAACATGATAAATCTTGTCCTTAATGGTGCCACTGATGGTGAAATTGAGACATATGTCACATCTCAATTAAAACAAGAGATTGTAGAAGACAAATGGCCTATACCGGGAACTCCCACAAAGGCGGCTTTAACGAAAAAAGGCGCATTTGGAAGAATGACAAGGAAAGGCGAAAGCTTTAGAGATACAGACACTATGCTGAACTCTCTTGGGACAAAAGTTACTAGTAGCAGGGATGTTGCATGATCAATTTGACTGGTGATTTTCCAGATAACAGTTTACAGGCTGTATTAGGAACTGGTCTTGGCACAATAAGCCAGCATCAGACAATTACCTTTGTCGCTTATCAGCGGATCATATTGCCTGTAGATGGATATGTGTTCTGGGTTAGATACCCAAATATTGATCCAATTTCTGTTTCAGGTTCGTTCCATTATCAAACAGACCAAAAGCAACAGTTAGATAAAACTATTGCATATCAAAACGTGATCTTTACTACGCAAACAAAGATTGCTGACTTTGATAGCATACAGCCAGACACTATTTGGATAGGCCTATTTGATAATTTACAATTTAGCTTTTCTAGTCACGGAAATTACTACGAGCAAGCCAACTTATGGCATTACCGTGGACAATCCGTGTACCCTGAGATGCGTACTCAGGTTGTTGAGAGCATAGAAGACCTTCCTTCAGATCCTATTATCTCTAATAGCCTTCCAATTTGGCTTGCGCTAAATACGCCACAACTTCCTGTGTATCCATCATTCTTGGTTCCAGAGAACATAAGCCCACCGTATGTGGTTGTGCATATAGGTAGAGAAGACACCAAAGCACTGCAACCTATACAATTACTTACGCCAGACTACAATCTATATCAACAAGTTATGGATAAGGTTAGGATTATTGTTTATGGGTTGAACAATCAAAGAGCATTGAATTTTGTTCAATCTATATATCAATACTGCGAGTTAAATCCTGTATTTGGGTTCTTGCAGGGAGGCATAACGGTTTCGGATGGAAAGCATATCCAATCGGAAATAAATGCCATCGCGCAGCAAAAGGAAATTGTGCTGGAAATTTCCTATTGTCAACAGGCGGTTTATACTACTGCCATCCAGTACATCCTTAAGGCCACAGCAACCTTTACGCCGAGACTCATATAAGAGGTTAATGAAATGTCCAACTTATCGTTTAATAGAATCGTACAAATAAATGTTACGCAGCAATATGCCCCGCAACCAAATAGACTGCAACAGAGTGCGGCAATCGTATCACAAGGGGGAACTAGCTTTGCTGCCGGTTCAGCCACTTACATTGGAAGCCCTTCTGCTTTATCTAGTAGCCTGATTGCTGGTACGCCAATTACTGAAGCAACATGGGCGGGCGGGGTCGTCACTTTGACTTTTGGTAGCACACACGGGGTTACTGTTGGGTCTACCACGCCAATAATTGTTACTGAAATGGCTCCCACGGGCTATAACGGAGGATTTATTGCTACAGCATCTACGACTACTACGCTAACATATGCAGTTACTACTGATCCTGGCACAGCAACAAGCTTTGGCAGAGCGGTATTTGGCGCTAATGCATGGCTTGTAGCTGCAGATCAGACCTGGTGGGCGCAGAATGGCCAGCAAACTGGTTATTTCTTATTTGAATCAGGCGCAACAACTGCTGCAACCGTATTAACGGCAGTTGAAACGTATATTGATGAAAACCCACAGTCCATTTACAACTGGGGATTCCTGCCTGGAATTGATGCAGACTCTGTTTCAGCCCTTGCATTCTTCAACTTGTACAATACGCTTTCTTCTTTGTTGAAATTCTATCTGCCGGTTAATCAAACGACTTACCCAACTTGGGCGGCAGAGAATAGCTTGATCAATGTATTTGCAATGATTCAGTCATTAAATTATGGCCCAGCAACAGAGCTTGATTCAATTGCATACATGGCGTTCATTACGAATATTGTACCTACGCCTACTAACAAGCTTCCTCCATCAAGCTATGCTTATCTATATGGGGTAACGGCTTATTCTGGATTGACTCAGACACTGATCACCACTTTTTCTGATGGCAACATCAATTACGTTTCTACGGGCGCAGAAGGCGGAATCAGCAATACGATCTTGATTCAGGGTGACAACCTTGACGGATCTCCAGCCAATGTTGCTTACTCAATTGATTGGCAGCAGATCAACTTAAACCTTGATCTTTCTAATGCGGTAATTAATGGCAGCAATAGCACAATTAATCCTCTGTATTACAACCAGAATGGTATTGATAGGCTTCAGGCCGTAGCTGCCAATACGGCTGCTCGCGGTATTGCAACGGGTCTGGCTCTTGGTCAGGTTGTTCTTACCCAGCTTGATCCAACCACATTCGCTCAGAACCTGTCTTCTGGACTCTATGCTGGAAACTACGTTATCAACGCAGTTCCTTTTGCATTCTATGTGGCTCAAAATCCAAGCGACTACAGTCAAGGTCTGTATGGCGGTCTTCAGGCATCTTTTGTGCCTCAGTACGGCTTTAAGCGGATTGTCTTCAACCTTCAAGCAACGCAATTCGCGTAAGGAGTAAATAATGGCTAACCCTAACTTAATACCTAGCCCTCTTAATAGAGTTCGGGCTAACGTATCAATCCCTAGTTATACGGATCTCAATGTCACTGCTTCCTATTTGGGGGCAGAAGGCATTTCTATATCTTTCCAAGGCAATGTTGCTACCCAGCTTATGGGTCTGACCTCTACGATCAATTCTGAAGAACCTTATGTTCCTTCACAGATCAGAATCAGTTTACTGAAAAGCTTGGCTCTTTCTGGTCAATGGATTAGTCAGATTCAGAATTCTCCAAGCCTTGGAACGGTTACCGTACAGTCGGACACCAATCAGTTCCCATCGATCACGTTCTATAACTGCGTTATTACGAATGTAGGCGATGTAAGCATGGCTGGTAAACAGGCTGAGTTCCAGATCACGATCAGCGGTTACTGGTCAGTATCTAACGATCTGTGGGTTCCAGTATAAAGTAGAATTGTGATGGGTAGGATCGCTTCCGAAAGGCCAGTCTCCCTGCTGGTTTCCCATCACATACTTCAGGGAGATTTAAATCAGGGAGATTAATTATGAAGATAAATAAAGACCTAAACCTGATCCTCAACATGGAGGATAGCAAAGGCGAGTTTGTCGTGCATTCTGTGCCAATTCCAACCGAGTTGTTTGCCTCAAACAGGCGCGTTTTCATGTCAGCCTATAGAGACATGACCTCAGAAGGAATGGCTGGCATTCAGGCATCTATTGCAGTAGCAACAATGATACTGAGAGATGCCGCAGAAAAACATGGCAAGGCAAATGAAATAGAAGAAGTCATCAATACAATTATTGGGGCCACCACCGTAATTCGTGGCAGTTCTGTTCTTCTGCAATTCTCCGATGTTGAAGAGGATGTAAAAGAGGAGGTTGTCGATAGGCTGATTTTTTTCTATACATGGCAACTGTTTGTACCGCCAACTCAGAAAAAGGAATGGATTCCATCGATCTCGTATCTTTTGGGCTTGGAACTGAAAACAACGACCGTGCAGGAAATTTTATCGCAGAGTTCTATGGCGAACGAAGCTTTAAAGACGATCTCAGGCACAAAAGAACATACTGGCACTATGGCCACATCATCTCCTATATAATGGAATGTGTGCGGATTTATGTAGAGGAACAGGCCCATGACCGACATCTTAGAGATCAAACTTGACGGCGTTGAACAGCTTGTATCTGCTACACAAAACCTCGGTAAAACAGTTGAATCTATAGCAAGGCTAAATGCTCAACTCAAGGAAATCTATGAGCAAGAGTATGAAAGGAAGATAGCCCTTGCTGAATCTCAGAAATTAGCTCGTGAAAGGGCTGCGGAGGCTAGAGAAGCCTCTCAGCCAGAGCGCGACCGTATTAAGCGCGAAAAAGAAGACGAAAGAAGAAAGAAAGAACGAGACAGATTAATGGCTCGTGATCAAAGGCTTCTTGATAAAAAAGAGCGTGAAGATAAGAAAAAGGCCGACAAAGAGGCAAGCGATGCCCTTAAGAAGCAAGTAGAAGCCAAAAAGTATTTTGAGAATCAACAAAAGCAATCAATGCTAGGTAGATCAACAGAATATGACCCAGGAAAACTTACCAGCCTATATACTCCCGCCCACTTAAGGGAGCAACCAGAAGGGGAGGCAGTTCAACCTCCTATTGTTGGCGATGGAGCCTCTGAAGAGGACAACCAGAAGAAGGAAGAGTCAAAACGTGCTACTTCTTCGCTGAAATTCTTCACTACGATCATAAAAGGCGCTTATACCGCTCTGCAAAAATTCATTGGTATCCTAGAAAAGATAGGATCATGGTGGATGAAAAGCGTTCTTGCAATTACTGCTTTGAGCGAAAAGCTTGTCCACGACATGGGCATATCTCGTAGCGTAGGCGTAGACGTACAAACGCCTAAATACTTAAAGGCTGCCTTTGGTCAAGTTGTAGACACAGATGAGCTATTAAAAGGGCTTGCCAGCATGAGGCAAGATCCTACTAACGTCTTCTATAACTACTTCAAGCAAGAAAAGGGAATGAAGGGTACTGAACCAATGGATGTTCAGGCCATAGAAGCCACTAAGTTCATTCAAAGCATTGCGAAACAGAATGCGGGTAACCTTGAGCAAGCCTACAAAATGTATGGCATCCAAGATACCGGCGTATCTATGGAAAAGTTTAGAACTCTTGCCCAGACCTCAACAGAAGAGATTGGAGAAAGAGAAAAAGAATATACCTCCCGTAAAAGGGAAATTGGTGAAGAAGACGAAAACAAGATCCGTCAATTTGTACGAAAGTTTGAATATGGCCTGACCGACATTGAAACTATGTTTGGCAAGGCCATGATTAGAAACTTTGCTTCACTAGAAAAGCTAGGTCAGACATTCATGGGAATAATGACCACACTTACTTCTGATGAAGTATTCACAAAGCTAATCAACCAAATTACGGATGGCATAAATCAAATAGCGAAAGCATTTGGCACAAAAGAAAACATGGAAAAATTTGCCAGATGGGTTGAGCGGGTAACCGTTCTTGGTGAAAATTTAGTATTGGCTTTAGAGTCATTGGTAAAAACCGTCATTAAATTGCATGAAGCGTTTAATTGGATAGGCGATTGGTGGGACGTCCAAAGGGCTGCTGATAAAGGGGTTGTGGATGCAGCCAAAGGCATTGGCGAGGTCTATTCAATTAATGATGAGCAAGAAAGAGAGTTTGCAGCTGATTTGATCAAGTATTTAATGGATTCTATGGGCGTTCAAAGCCAATCCAATGTAGGCGCTAACAAGAAAATGTCTTATGGAAATGAGATGGGCGGAGAGTCTGACATGCTTGTCAGGGTTCTTAGCAGAATAGCCAACCAAAGACCACAAGGTGTTCGCGTAGAATTCAGCAACGCTCAAGCATCATCAAATATGAATGTTCAGGTTGTTAGAGTGCCTGGTGCAACGGGGGGCGCACCATTTGGCGGGTCTGGGTTTGGGACCGCAGCCAGGAATGTGTACGCCTAATGCGATACTACAGAATTCAGTTTCAGGCGCAGAAAGGGCAAACGGTTCCGTCAAGCATAGCCAAATATCTTCTTTTTACGTCTTATAAAAATCCCACTTCATCAATAGATTCTTTTTTTAATTCTGATCGAAAAAATAATGGCGGGGCTTTTGAAATAGAGTTTCATGTAGAGTTTGGGCCGATAGATCAGGCAATACCCAATGGATTTCTTAGAATCTACAATCCTCCAATTGAAGCCATTGATAATGCCGCAGCATTTCAAGGATTAAATGTAATTATATGGGCTGGCTTTAGTGATGATGATCGATCAGGATTTAAAACGGTAACAAGTGCAAACATAAATCAGCTTAAGCCAATAGGATCTGGAACTGTATTTATGAGCTTTGCCAACTGGATGGCCGGAGATAGAGCGCTTGATTTCTATATAGGCCCATCAATATCTTCATCTGGATTGCTATCAATCGATAATCAAACAACAACCTATCATTTCTTGTGGGCGCCAAACGGCCCTTTTCAGGCTTTAAATACAGAAAATCTTACGGTTGCAGCGCAGACGCTCGGTCAAGCACTTAGGAACACATTTGTCTCTGAAAATAGTGTGATTAAAGACGTTATATTCATGGTGGCACCAGGAGATAAAGATTTAAGGAATCTGCCAACAAACAAGCTATACGAATGGCAGGGAAGTGATCTTACTGATTTTGGAGTCTACTTAAGACAAATAACATCAGAGCAGCTGAACAGCGGTCAGAATAAATACCTTTACGGACTGTCAATGGTTTTAAAGGATAACAATATTTACATTCTGGACTCCAACAATCCAAATGTTACATCTGTTTTAGATATACCATCAACCAACATAATTGGCCAACCTACAATCACCTATAACAACGGTGCTTTAGAGATTCAGACTGTTCATCCATTAAATGCTAATATAGCCCCAAATGGAATGGGCATACGGATCAATATAGATAACAGATTTATTGTTACAAATGCAAATAAGGCAGCCAACGCCTATAAAAGCATAAACATTAGGAATCAAATACTTAAAGTTCAGAGAGTTACGCATATGGGTAAATTTCGGGATGCCAGTTACCAAGGATGGGTGACCGTTGCAAATCTTGCATACATTCCCGCAAGTTCCATAAAAGGAGGATAAGAAATGAGTGTTGGAGGAATATTTTCTGGTGTAGCTGGGGCCGTATTCCAGACTTCCCCCATAATCTTAACCAACGGGATTGCAACATCTCTGTGGAGCGGTATCAATGGTGTTACCGGAAATTCGTTGCCATCATTTGTTCAGGGCGGCATTCCTTTAAGCTTGTTTACTGAAGCGTTAAACACTGTTGTTGGAGGAATTCAACAGCTATCAGGAACTGGAGTATTAAGCCAATCTTTTGCTAACTACAAGCCATTGCCTGGATCAACTCTGGCAAAATATCAAGTTGGCCAATACCCATTCTACAATCAACAGATTGCAGCCAATGCATCAATACAAGAACCTTTGACCGTGTCAATGTTGATGTATTGCCCAGCTACTTCAGCCACCTCATTGTCTGGCATAAAGCTAGGAATAATGTCTTTAGTTCAGTCTACTTTGCAAAATCACATACAGGCGGGCGGAACATTTACGGTAATCACTCCTGCCTATGTATATACTGGATGCCTGCTACTTGGAATGACGGACGTTTCTACAGAGGAAACTTTACAGGCTCAATGGGCATATCAGCTTGATTTTATGCAACCATTGCTTGATAGCCCAACGCCATCAGCCCTTAGTCCAATATTTGGATTGCTTTCTAGTGGCGGAACGGCCCCGAATGAAGTGGTAATAGGCTAATTATGATAATCAATGTTCCTGATGTTATCTCATCTCAGATTGTATCTAGCGCTCAACTAGATGATCAAACCTACACTTTAACAATTTACTATCAAACCTTTGGCCAAAGATATTATTTTCTGATATCTGATATTTCCGGAAATACCGTAGTAAATATGCCGCTAGTGCCTGGGCTTCCAAATTTGCTCAAAGGTTGGTTTACAACATCGACAATGACGTATTCGTCTATAAATCAAAGTGTTGTGATTCTTCCATGAATGATATAACCAAAAAAGTCCAAACCGCGCAAAATCTTGCTCAGATAGCTAGATATGCCGCTGAAGCAAATTCACAGAACTCAGGATGGGAGCTTCCTTGCACGGTTGTGGATGTGGTTAAAGACGCTGACGGAAAAACAATTGATGGATTTGTTCAGGTTAACTTTGAAATTAGCGGATTAGCCACCCCATTTCCTAACATTATTGTTCCTGTGATTGGATGGAGATATATACGATATCCAATCCAAAAAGGAGATGCCGGAATAACAATCAGCATTAACACTGACACAAAGAATATATCTGGGCTTACTTCTGGTCAGGCATCATTAACATCATCTGGAAATCTTGGGCCTACACTTGCATTTTTGCCCATTATGCAAGCAAGTATGGCAGTAAGCGACAATGCTCAAGCGGTAATTGTTGTTGGACCTGAAGGAGCCATAATTAGAGATGATAATAGCAACAGTGTTGTTACAATAGCTCCAACAGGAATCAAGCTTCAAAGCGGATCTTCGTATATACAGATTGACCATAACGGAGCAATTGATATAGAAGGAACATCAGTGATGATAATGGGTAAAGACTTCCTATCGCACCATCATGGCGGTGTATCAACAGGTGGAAGCAATACTGGCGGGGTAACATAATATGCGAGTCTGGGGAAGGGTATCTTCTGTAAAAACAGGCGTTTATTGGTCTGAGGTGGCAACCCCATTTGGCGATGACACTAATACATGGGCATATAGCACGAACGACACGACTAGGCCCTATTCTTGGGTGGAAGTTGATACAGATGCCAACGGCTATAATGATGAAGTCATGTTGACTGCTTTCTGTCAGGTTCTTCAGTTGCAACCTGGTGAATCACCGTTCTATGCTCAATATGGCGTACCATCAATACAGGCCGTTCAGAGTCAAGTTTATCCAACTGCAAACGTGTATTACATGCAGCAGTTATATGCTCCAAATTTCATAGCCTTATCAATAATACCAACGACAAACACTGATACGGATAAGTCAGTTTATCCGGTGTACAATGTCACCGCAGTTGCAAATTCTGGGGCAATCCTTACAGCAAAGGTAGCTATATGACCGTATCCATAACAATCGCCTCTTCTGGCGCAGTTGGCCAAACTCTTCAGGAGATAAATACAGATATCATCGCTTCTGCTACCGCATTAAGCCCAGGGCTTGTTGCCAATCTGCCTGGAACATTGATTGAGGACATTGCAAGCACTGATACGGCTGCGGTCTATCTTTGCCAGCAAGCACAGATTGAAACCATAGCAAGCGTTTCTCCATATGCCGCCAACGAATACCTTCTTACATTGCTTGGAAACGTATATGGAGTTCAGCAAGGAGTAGGATTTAACACTTCTGTATATGTTGTGTTCAGCGGAACTCCTGGGTATGTGATTCCTCAAGGCGTCATTGTTTCAGATGGCGTTTATTCATACATCACTCAGGATGCTGGAGTAATCAGTTCTGGCGGAGATAGCGCAATTATTTATTGCATAGCAACGGTATCTGGATCATGGGGCGTTCCAGCATATAGCGTTAATGTTATAACATCATCAATTCCATCTGGCGTAACGCTAACGGTAGCCAATCCATCTCCCGGCATACCTAGCACGGCATCCCAATCGGCATCAAACTATAGAGATCAAGTATTACAGGCCGGTCTAGTATCATCAATAGGAATGATCCCAGCAATTAAGGCAGCGCTGCAAAATGTTTCTGGCGTTGTTCAGAACCTGATTAGTATCAGACAAAACTCATACTATGTTCCCCCAAGATGGGAAGTTATTGTTGGTGGAGGCGATCCTTACGAAGTGGCTAATGCTATCTGGACTTCATGCGGAGATCCTGGGGTTCTATGTGGAAGCACTATGCTTGTGCAAAACATAGTTGCACACACGATTACAACTAATCTTGTGACCAATTTCACGATTGGCGAAACGGTTTACGTTACTGGGGTTGTTGGTTTGTCAGGAATCAACGGGGTTGCTCTAACAATTACCGCATTGCCAACCCCTTATTCATTTACCGTAAGCAATACGTTTACCGGAAGCTATACTAGCGGTGGAATTGTTTCTACAAGTTCTACATCGGTGACTATTCCAAGAAACAATGTAGTAACAATTTACAATACGCCTGATTCCTACAATGTTCCTTATGTGATCCCTATTCAGCAGCCAGTTACAGTTGCCGTGACTTGGAATACAAGTTCATCAACAATTATCACAAATGCAACCATAGCTGCTCTTGCTGCCGCCCCATTGCAGGCGTACATAAATAATTTGGGTCCAGGGCAAACAATCAATGAATACGAGATGCAGTATCTTTTTCAAGAGGCTGTCATATCAATATTGCCAACACAGTTAATTACGCATATAGCATTTTCAATAACTATTAACGGCGTGATTGTTGCTCCAATCTCTGGAACTGGCATAGTTGTTGGAGATCCAGAGGGGTACTATTATGTATCCTCAACCGGCATAACATTCGTACAGGGTTAATATGCTATCAACTAGCCCGACATCAGCAACAAAGACGATACCCAGCTATTTATACTGGCAGTATCAAAATGATCCAGACATTGCTGCGTTTGTGACTGCATACAATCAAGATACGCAAAGCATAATTGATTGGTTTAATTCTGTTAATTTGCCAATCTACACTCATCTTAGCGGCAATCTTCTAGATTGGGTAGGACAAGGAGTGTATGGGTATCCGAGGCCAATTATAGGAAGTTCTCAAGTAATTGATACTAAAGGTCAAATTAGTTCGTTTCCAACAACCGTTTTGCCAATATCATCAGTTTATCAATTGGTGTCGCAAACAAGCTATACCATCCCTGATGGCATCTACCAAAGAATGCTGACTTGGTTTTTCTACAAGGGAGATGGAGAGATATTTTCCATACCTTGGCTAAAGAGAAGGCTATATAGGTTTCTTTACGGAAACAATGGAACAGATGCGGTTGGCCCGTTTACGCCAACCATTAGCGTTACTTTTACGGAAAGCACTACCGCTTTGCCGACTTGTAACATTGTAATTACAGATGCTCCTGATCCTGTTGGAATGTTTCTGGAGATTTTTATCAATTCCGGTTTTGCTGGACTGCCATTCCGGTTTAATTATGTGGCAACTATCACATAGTATTAATGCTTGCCAAAGTAGGGATATACCATGACAGCGACAATTGAGCTTTACTCAAATAATGCAAACACCATTTTGGCAGCCGGGATCACTTCGTCAGCCACTACATTAACTGTAGCCCCAGGATCTGGCGCTGAATTTCCTTCTCCTGTATTTGGGCAATCATTCTTCAGAATTACTTTGACGGGCGCATCTAGCCCTAACACAGTAGAAGAAATATGCTATGTAACTCTTAGGTCTGGAGATGTATTTACTGTTCTAAGAGGACAAGAAGGAACGACAGCAGTTGCTTGGTCTGTAAACGATCTTTGCTATAACGCGGCCACGGCAGGTACTTATAGTCAGTTTATGCAGCCCTATTATGGTGTAGACACAAACGGCTCAAATGCATATGTAATCAGCAATCAGACCGCAGCATCGGCCTATTACACTGGAATGCCTGCATCTTTCTCGACTATATCAGTAAACACTATCACTAATCCTACTTTGAATGTAAATGGGTTAGGCGCATCAGTTATCAAAAACGCTAGTGGGGCTGCCTTGCAAGTTGGGCAAATAGCCACAAATACAATACAGGTCTGTTACTACAATGCTACAGATAATTCGTGGCGTTTACAGACACCTTCCTACGGTGAAACCATCTCTAACATAGGATATGTTCCAGTAAATGTTGGTGGCGACACCATGACCGGAGCCTTAACAAACTCATATGGATTCTATGGGCCATTGTTTGGAACGCTTACAGGCGGCTGGGCGTACATGCCATCTGGAACTACGGCTGTCTTTTATCAGGCATCAGCGCCAACGGGATGGACTCAAGTAACCACTCAGAACGATGCCGCACTAAGGGTCGTTTCGGGGGTCGGTGGCGGTAACGGTGGAACTACGGCTTTTTCCAGTGCATTTGCATCCATTTCAGTTACAGGCTCAATTTCTATAGCAACTGCAACAGGAACTGTTGGAGATACAGCGCTTTCTGTCGCTCAAATGCCCGCACATAATCACGCAACTTCTGATCCAGGTCATCATCACGGCGGTTGGGGCGAATCAAGAAATGGATGGTTTGGAGTATATGCTGGACCCGGATATCAAGGATCTGCCTCAACAGACTTTGACAATTATCTTTGGAATTCATCAACCGACTTTACAAATATTTCTATCCAAAATGCAGGATCAGGGGCCACGCATACTCACACCTTGGCAATTAATCCACAAACTGGGACATTTACGGGAAATAACATCAATCTTGCAGTAAAATACATTAATACAATAATTTGCAGTAAAAACTAATGGCAATTGAAAGGGTTTATTTTTGTCCTTTGGGCGCTGAATGTGAAACCGTAAAAGACGGAAAAATACATAAGTGCATGTGGCATGTAAAGGTTACTGGGGAAGACCCTCAAACAAAGGAAATGCATGACGAATGGGGCTGCTCTATGGCATGGACTCCTTTGCTTTTAATTGAAAATAGCCGACAACAATTAAGCACCGCATCTGCTGTTGAGTCTCTTAGAAACAATGTTGTTCAGATTAATTCTGACAATCGGGATATGTTGATAAATGCCACAAGAATGCATAATGCACGTTTGATACAGGGAGAATGAAATGAATGCATTTATAATTGAAGCCGTAAAGTTAATTGGAAGATATGTTCTTGGGACCGGAATCCTTGAAAGGGTCAAAGATGAAGTTGATGCATGGATGGAAAAGGAATTGAGTGGTGCTGATAAGAAGGCTGGCGTACTTAATGTTCTTAAAGGCGAAGGTCTTTTTCTAACCAACAAAGCATTTGATCATGCAGTTCAGCTTGCTCTAATTTGGATAGCGCAGGAATCAGAATGAGCCTCAAGGATAAAATAGGTTTAAGCACAAATGGCGGAACTAATGTTATTGCTGTTTTTGTTACTGCCATGACGGCAATATCGGCCATGCCAGACGGAACGCAGAAAACTATTCTCATGGCTATCTGCATGTTAGGCATTGTGGTTTCTCTTTGGCTAACAAAAGGCGATAGACATCTTGTTAAAGAGGAATTAGACAAAAGTCTTCAGGACGTATTGGCAGAGGGTCGTGATGGAGATCAGTGATAAAGGCATTCACTTCATTGAGAAAGAAGAAGGATGCAAGCTAGTTGCTTATGCTGATCCAAAAGGTATTTGGACTATTGGTACGGGACATACCGGTCCTGATGTCCATAAAGGATTATCAATTACCAAAGAAGAAGCTGACAGATTATTAAGAAATGATTTAATCAGATTTGTTCGAGTAGTGAATGGCGTATGCGATGGAGTAGAAACCACTCAGAATCAGTTTGATGCGATGGTTTCTCTAGCATTCAATATTGGTGTCAGTGCGTTCAGGACTTCTAGCATAGCCAGATTCCATAGAACAAAACAGTTTTCAAAAGCGGGAGATGCGTTCCTTGCATGGAAAAGATCGGGCAGAAATCCATCTTTATTGCTTCCAAGGAGACAGCGTGAAAGGTCTATTTACTTTACTCCTTAATGCTATTTTGGTTGGGTGCGTATCGGCCCCGATAGCGCCAAATTTGAGGCTCCCAGAAAGAAGCGAAAAGACCTGTCCTCAGATAACATTACCGCCTATTGGACAAAGAGTGGTGATTGATATAGATGGGGATAAGATTACAACTAATGCTGATGGTGAGCGTTTACTTAGGAGTTATGTGCTTGCTCGTGAGTTGCTCAAATAATAATTACATAAACGACTGTAAATTCAGCGGAATTTCAATTAGCATTAAGTTTGATAGGGATATGATCGCATACACGGAGTGCGACCTTGACATATACGGAAGGATTCGATAATGGCTGAATGGGTAAGAATTATGTTGGCGCTCGTGGTTGCATGGGCAATGTTTTACTCAACCGTTCAAATGGTTGTATATCGAGTTGATAAGCTTGAGCGTGACTTTGCTACCCACCAGGAAAAGCACGACGAGCAATACAAAGAGATCATGTCAAATATCATTGAGATAAAGATGCACATGGTCGAACTTTCTGAAAAGAAAAAATCTGAATCAAATCATTGAGGCCAATAAGATGTCATCACCTTACAGTATAAATTTATTACCTAGTACGGCAATTACCGCAACTAGTGTAACTTCGGATGTAACCAGTATTCCTCCAGCAAAATACGCTCAGGTAGCCATTAATATTAGCGCATTTACTTCTGGATCAATTACTCCTCATATCCAAGGAAAAGACCCAGCCAGTGGCAACTATTATGATATTTTGGTTGGCTCTGCCTTGGCGGCAACTGGATTAACGGTTCTAAGCGTAGGCCCAGGATTGGCGTCCACGGCTAATGTATCATCGCCTAACTTCCTACCTTCAGATTGGCGTGTACAGTTAGTGGCTGCATCTAGCACTGTTCTCACGGCTTCTGTTGGGGTTAACCAAGGAGTATAGAGATGGCTCTTCAGTTCTTTGTTTTAAAGCGTGGAGCCACACTTGCACTAGCTGGAACAGCCTCTCTTGTTACCGGTTCATGGACTGCCTTATCTGAAGTAAGGAATCTTGAAGGAACACTGATAGCCACATTAGATACCACTTTAACCGCGCCTACTGCGCCAAATACTTTATGGCTTTTAACTTTAGGTAAAGACGCAGCATCTACCGCTTTATGGCCACTTGGCCCTTTAAACTGCGATATTAGATTTGTAGACGGCGATGAAGTGATATTTACGCCCACATTTCAAATCAATGTGGCTGCGGAGGTAACGGATGCCTAATGTTGCAGTTTCTCTTGTAAACGAGAACGCAAGCACTTTACAGGCTCAAGGTGTGACACCTGTCACAATTGTTTTGAATCAAATTGATTCAGGATCACTGGAGATTATCCCTGCCACCCCTCAAATTGTACTGGAACTAGGAATTATACTTCGCGGTCCTCCTGGCCCTCCTGGCCCCCCTGCCCCATTCTCTGGAATCATTATGACGGCAGGTACAAACATTAGCATTCATACTGCTGTTATCCCTGATGGCACTGGCGCTGTTCTATATGCAAATCAATCAGATATAACGCAGTCTGGAAAGACAATGGGTATTGCTAATAACAGTGCAACTACGGGAAATTCTGTTACAGTAATTGTATCTGGTGAAGTAGATGAGCCGACATGGACTTGGGAGCCTGGCGAGGTTTATCTTGGAGACAATGGAATGCTTACGCAAACTCCTCCGACTTCAGGAATATTGCAAGTCGTTGGTGTAGCGTTAACATCAACTCGTTTATCGGTGGGAATTCAACTCCCAATTTTACTTAATTGAGGATTAATCAATGGGAACTACTTCACAAAAATATTTAACTAATAATGCCGGTACTATTACCGAAAAGGCATCAATTAGCACTACCTCTGGCGTATCAGACGCTGGCAAAATTGTCGCCACCAATGCATCAGGCATTGTTGATCCCACCCTTGTCAATGCTACCACTACCTCTGCCGGATCTGCTGATTCAGGAAAGATTGCAGAACTTAACTCAAGCGGTATTCTTGGCTCTACGCTCGTTAACTCTACGGTAGTAAGTACAGGCGCTGCTGATGCTGGCAAACTTACGGCCCTTGATTCTAGCGGTCATCTTGACCTTAGCGTAATGCCTTCTGGCGTTGGTCCTGATACCCAAGTTATCCTTGCTTCTGAAGCTATTTCTGCTGGGGCATTGGTCAACATATGGAACAACTCTAGCGTAGCCAATATTCGTAATGCAGACAATACTGCTGCCGGAAAAGAGGCGCATGGATATGTGTTAAGCGCGGTTTCCTCTGGAACGAATGGAACGGTATACTTCATTGGTAACAACACCGCAGTAACCGGTCTAACGATTGGAACGGCTTTCCTTGGAACTGTAGGTGCAGTGGTGGCTACCGCTCCTTCTGGAAGCGGAAATGTGGTTCAAAGAATTGGAATTACTACGTCAGCCACTTCAGTTAATATTGATTTCCAGCAGCCGATTGTTCTTGCTTAATATATGACACTCAAAAAGCCATTAGCGAATTACGCCGGTACTCTCAAGGAAGTTCAGTCGGGCGATTATATTGATCCGTCTATTATTGAGAATGGCGTACCCGCTGGTGGTTCTCCTGGTCAAGTAGTAACCAAGATAACTTCGGCAGATTACGCTACCGGATGGTCTAATCCAAATGGAGTTACATCCATTACGGGTACGACTAATCAGGTTATCGCATCGGCCTCTACGGGGGCGGTTACCTTAAGCCTTCCTCAGAGCATTAATTCTGGGGCTTCTCCTACATTTAATGGAGCAAACTTTACTGGAATACCTAGCGCAGGAGTTACTTATTCCTACGCAACAAAAACATCCGCTTATACTATTCTTTCAACAGATTATACTATTGGCGGTGATGCCACTTCGGCATCTTTTGCAGTTACATTGCCTACTGCAGTTGGTAAACCAGGGCAATCATTTATTATTAAAAAGATCGACAGTTCTGCAAATACAGTCACCGTAGCCACTACGTCATCACAGACAATTGATGGCGCTACAACTTATATTATGGGTTATCAATATCAATCTGTTACTGTACAATCAAATGGTGCAAATTGGCTTATAATAGGTGAGCATTTGGTGACAACGTGGCAGGCAATTTAGGAATGAGGATTTTATATGTCTAACCTTGGATCTCAACAGATCAATGCCACTTTTGGATATCTGCTTCAGATTCCTGGCGGATTGACCTCTTCTCTTGTCACGGTGCAGGACGGTAGCGGAAACAACTTACCTATTAGCATTAGCACTACTGGGGCTACCGGTACGTTTACTGGCGGAACCATTAACGGAATGGTTATAGGAGGAGTTAATCCTCAAGCAGGTACATTTACCACTCTTGGTGGTACAACAATAACGGCCAGCACTCAGTTCACCGGCCCAGGCACTGGACTAACTGGAACGGCATCTTCATTATCTGTTGGTGGTTCTGCTGGTAGCGTTTCTGGCCCTGTTGCAGCAACTACATTGTCTGCGTCTGGAGTGGTTTCTGGGGTTGGGTTT